TTACAGCGTCAAAAAGTTTAGCGGCACGAACAACGTCAAAATTTTTGTGTTTGTACATCCAGGCTTTTTTACGTTCTGCTGTTTCCAAGGCTTCTGCCAGTCGCCATTTAGTGTCAAAGTCTGCAGACATTATTATACGGCTCATGTCCACAATATCCAATGCATATTCCACCCATTTTTCTGTGGCTTTTACTTTGTAATAGGAAGAATAAAAAGGTTTACCTTTTGGGCCTGTGTACTTTGCTAAAAAGTTAACAGCTTTCATAACATACTCCTGGAGTGGTTAAGTGTGTATTATAGCAGTTTTGGATTTATTGGTCAACTATACATTAGCCGTGCCAGAGTCAAGTGTTTTTCCAGGTTGACAACTAATTCTTCTGCTTGAGTGTGTAGGGTTTGATATTTTGTAGTAACTTTGTTTAACCGTCTACATTCCACGCTTGCCATATCCATTTTGTTTAATGCACTGTCTACTGCTCCTAGCATTTGCAACAAATCTCGGCGTGCTTGCCGGTGATTTATGCCCTTGATCTGCTCTGCGCAATCTGTTGCTCTTTGGTATAGCTCGTCCATGGTTCTATTATATACTCGAAATTGATACCTGTCAATCTACCCATAAATAACAGTTATGCCCCGCCTAAGCCTTTACCGCCCTAATCGAACAAACGATTACCAATTTTTTGACCGCACAATCAGTGAAATGTTCACTGTGGGCGGGCTCGATCTTTATATTCACAAATACATGGGTCCAGCAACCGGAGATGCCGGCGATGCAGACGCTACATTACCTGTTTATGATCAATCCAATCCGTTGTTTATTGAAGATTTACTGTTGCTAGAAAATCGTGATCGCAAATACGATCAGGATGTGTATATCATGCGCGGTGTTTACCGTCAGCAAGACATCGACTTTAACTTGAGCCAGTTTGGATTGTTTTTAAACAACGATACCCTGTTTATTAGCTTTCACTACAACAACATGATTGACACATTTGGTCGCAAGTTAATGAGTGGTGATGTGCTAGAACTTCCTAACTTAATGGATTACCACCCATTGAATACCAGCATCCTAAAAGCATTACCTCGTTATTATGTTATTCAAGAAGCCAACTTCGGCAGCGAGGGATTTTCGCAAACCTGGTTGCCACATATTTGGCGTGTGAAAGCAACACCCTTGGTCAACGCACAAGAATACAATGACATACTAGACAAACCATTTGAACCTGACAACATCTGGGACAATGGTAATTTTTATCCTTCGGGCACCACTGTGCTAGACGGTGATACGTATTACGAATCTATTAGAAATGTTCCACCTGGAACTCCTATCACAGACACCACATACTGGCGACCAAAAGATCCAGCAACTATAACAGATCAAATGAGCACTAGACCCAAAGATCTTGAAATCAATGATGCTATCTTGGTGCAAGCCGAAGTCGAATTGCCGCTGTCGGGCTATGATACCGTGAAGTTTTATATTCTGCCAACCACCGAAGATGGACAACCTGCACAAGCAGGACTTACTACAGACAATACAAACACCACAGTTGATAACACCCAAGGCGGCGAAGGTACTACACCAAGGTCAGATGGTTATACCTTGGGCTACTTGACAGGCGATGGTATTGCACCAAACGGGTTGCCAGTCACACCTGGTGTGAGTTTTCCCCCGAATCCTGTTGCCGGAGACTATGCATTGCGTTTGGATTATTTCCCAAACCGACTGTTCCGGTTCAATGGAGCCAGCTGGACTAAAATCGAAGACAGTGTTAGAACTGGACTTGACTTTGCTGAAAACGCCAAAACTCTTCGTGCTGGTTTTGTCAACAACACAAATACTGTTCAAACTACAGACCGTGGAGTTATTCCAAGTCGTCAAAGTTTGTCCGAAATACTTAAACCCAGAGCCGACAACGGAGGTTAATCAATGGCAGGTCCTTTATTTTTTTACGATGAACAAATTCGTCGTTTCCTACTACAGTTTGCTAGAATATTTTCAAACTTTCAAGTTGAATATGGTCGCAATGAGGAAGGAACCAATCACACACTGGTTCGTGTGCCTGTTCGCTACGGGGATTCTAGTCGTCAGGTTTCAACAGTTATGCAAAATAACTCACCCAACTTTATGCCCAGTACGCCGTTGATGACTTTTTACGTCACTAGTTTGGATTATGACCGGCCGCGCATGCAGGAACCATATCATGTGAGCAAGATGAACGTGCGCCAACGCACATATGATGAAGCCACCGACAGTTACGAAACAACACAAGGCAATGCATTTACTATCGAGCGACTGATGCCTGTGCCTTACAGCCTGACCATCAACTTAGATATCTGGACTTCAAACACAAATCAGAAGTTTCAGTTGTTGGAACAGATTATTCCATTGTTTAACCCTGCATTGGAAATTCAATCTACTGATAACTTTATCGACTGGACTTCCTTGAGTGTGGTTGAATTAGAATCATCACGTTGGTCTAGTAGAACTATACCAGTGGGAACCGAAGATCCTATTGATGTTGCTACGTTGACTTTTAAAATTCCAATTTGGATTAGCTCGCCTGCCAAAGTTAAAAAACTAGGTGTTGTGGAACGCATTGTGGCATCAGTATTTGACGCCAATGGTGATGCCAGTTTGGCAATCACCGACAACGATTTACTCATGGGCACACGTCAGGTGTTTACACCTTTTGACTACCAAGTGCTATTGATCGGAAACAAACTGCAGGCACTGCGACAAAATCAAGTTGTTGATCAAACAAACAACAGTTTGACTCCGGCAGATTCCCCGGTCAGCAATTTAATGTGGCATGCAGTAATTGGCGACTTGGGTGTGCTAAGAGACGGAGTTAGTTTGATTAAACTAGAACAAGAAGATGGCACTGATGTAATAGGCACAATAGCATACGACCCAACTGATGATAGATTCTTATTGGTTAGCATTGATATTGATACTGTGCCTGCCAACACGTTGAGTCCAATTAATGCAGTAATAAATCCATTGGTATCTGGTCCTGGGGCAGGTCTTCCTGCAGCCGCACAAGGACAACGTTATTTGTTAACTGAGGACACCGGAAGCGAAAATGGTTATGCTCAAGCCTGGGCAGGAACATTTAATCAGATGTTAATTGCACAAGCAAATGATATTATAGAATACGACGGCAGTCGATGGGTAGTTGTTTTTGATGTTGACAATAGCACAGTAAATAAACAATATGTTACTAATCTCACATCCGAACTGCAATACGAATGGACCGGTTCTTCCTGGATTAAAAGCTATCAAGGCCTATATCCTGGAGGAACATGGAGCATAGTTCTGTAAATGCAGTGGGTATATTGTTTTATTCATTGGAAACACAGCGATACCTTTATCTATTACGCAATGATCCCAGGCACCCAGGTTCTTGGGGATTGCCCGGAGGCAAAATGGATGTTGACGAAACGCTGATACAAACTATCAAACGAGAATGTGAAGAAGAGATGGGCAGCATGCCCGATTATGTTAGATTGGCACCGCTGGAAAAGTTTACTTCAGCTGATGGTAAATTTGTATACCATACATTTTTTTGCAGTGTCGAACAAGAATTTGTACCTGCTCTAAATGATGAGCATGTGGGCTGGGCCTGGATACAGTCAGGTCATTGGCCTAAACCAATGCACCCAGGACTATGGTCCACTGTAAACATCGATGCAGTCAAAGACAAGGTCACTGCAATGGAACGCAGTTATAGATCGCAGTAAAGAATAAATTCTCTATGAGTCAACTGTGAGAAATTTGCGTTGTTTTTCCATAAGTCGGGTGTGCGTTGTTTGTGAGCCACATGTATAAATTTAGTCGACGGATAAGCCAACATAACTTGATTCAACTGGTTTGCCCACTCATTGTGCCCTAGTTCAGCATCGTCATGATATCCCAAAAGAAACACTTCCTTGTGTCCATCAAACGCGGCCAAATATGCCAAGGCTACCTGCGAAATAATCAAAGGATTATATGGTATAGGATAGAAAACTCCCGGATGCTCAATACAATATTTTGGGGCTGTATATATTGTGCTGGTGGCATAATAATGAGTATCAATGAGTTTTTGTAGAGTTTGGTCGTTTTTTTCAATTACAAAATCCAGTCTCATCAACTGGGCAATTTCTCCTGTGCCATAGGTTTGTAATTTTTTGGTACCCAACAATCCGCCTTTGTGATTTTGTAAAACAGTAAAGTTAAACTGCTGTGCATCTTTTACACTGCCAATACATGCAGCACGGGACGACAAGTGATTGTTCTCAATGGGGTTGGGAATCCATTCACGTCGCATGCGTTTTTTGCCACCGGACCATATGGTACTGACCACAACAAATTCACCTGAATAGTCTGTTCTATAACGTTCTGTAATCATAATCTTCCTACTACCACTTCAATTAATTTAACTGTTGACTCTGACCAATCTTCTAAAGATTTTCCAATCATACAACCTGGACGGTATGTTGTTTCATCTAGTGCTTGTGCCACACCCGGTAGCACACTACTAACTAATCTGTCGCCCTTGCACACTGGTCCCAGTACTTGACACGGAACTCTACCAATTAATGCCACAGGAACTGAGTTCAATGTAGCAAGTCCACTATTCATGAGATAACTTGGGTTGGTAGAAACTACTCCTGCAATTCTAGTGCTTGATTCTGTTGTGGTTATTGTTATTTCGTTTGTACCACCAAACTCGACCACTGTGCCGGGCATGTACGATTGGTCACCTTGATACATTTCTGCCAAGTCAGCATATTGTGCAGATGTTGCTTTGGCAAAAATAGTGTTAAATGTAGCACCCGATGCACCAATATTACCAATGCCATTGGCTTGGCCGTTGCGTATATCTTTGTTGGCAACAATTACTCCCGACCCATTGGGAGATAGCGTGATATTTCCGTTTGATCCTGTGCTGATGTCCAACGCCCCGGTGTCAATTAAGTTGCCTCCAACTGTAACATCACCTGTTACGTTTAGTGTACCGGCAATGTTTGCACCGGTAGTTGTGGCCACTAATACATTTGTTCCATTTGGTGCCAAATTAACATTGCCACTTGCACCAGTGATGATAGTCAATGCGCCCGAGTCAACAATGTTGCCCGTGACATTAAGATTTCCGCCTGATACATTACCGGTTGCTGAAATTAGTCCAGCAGTTACTAAATTGCCGCCTGTGATGTTGCCACTCACATCAAGGGTTCCAGTGACGTTTGCACCGGTTGATTTAAAAATCACTACATTTGCAGTTCCTGCTACCGAAACAGCAATGTTAGCACTGTTATAAACTTTTACATTTGACGTTCCATCAGTTATAGAGTTGGCACTCAATGCTGCTAATTGTGCAGTAACATAAGCAACTGTGGCAATATTACCGGCACCGCCGGCTGTGGCACCATTATGAACTCGGAGAGACCAATTGGTTGTATCTACAGTAATTTCGGCCAGAGCACCAGTAAATGCATTGTTTTCTGTAGCAGTGCCCCGACGATATTGAACTTGTGTTGACATGTTTTAATCCTGTATCCTATTTATGAAACTATAGCACGGTCTGTGACCCTGCGCCAATTGGTGCCGTCGCTGAATGCTGGAACTGATCCTCCGCTTTCGTTGGAGCAAAAGACAAATTGTCCTGCTGGAATGGCTGTTAAACTACCTAATTCAGCCACTGTGTAACTTGGCAACAATAATAAACTTGGAGTAATAATACCGCCGGTAGTTTCAGTGCCTAAATCGTATGCAACTGTGACAGGAGATGTCACAGTATCTAAATCTTCAGAAGCAGTGACTACTTCTGTAACTGTGCCCATGTCTCCGCCAGTGGCAAAAATACTGTCAGTTGCAACAGAACTAATTGTTATAATGTCATTTCCAGCGTCTGTGGTAATTGAGATACCTGTTCCGGCTGCTAGTGTCAGTGTGTCAGTTATGGAATCAGCAACAACATCACTTTGCCCCGAAACGCTGATTGTTGAAAAAGTGTTGATTCCACTTAGATTACGACCATTTCCAAGTATGTTGCCACCACTGACATTTGCAGTTGTTGTGACGTTTCCTGTTGCTGATATTAATCCAGATACGTATTGACCAGTGGTAGCAAATACTGCAACGTTTGACACACCGCCAACTGAAATATTTGCATTACCACTGGCAGTTTGAATATCAAAACTTGTGGTTCCGTTTTGTATTCTATCGCCTAGAATGTTACCGCTCAATGTAGCATTTCCAGTAACGCTTAAATCTCCGGTGATTGCTGCACCTCCGGAGTAAACAACTACAACGTTTGACGTTCCACCAACTGAAATATTTGCAT